GCGATTGTATGTTCGAAGTTAAGAGCAACTCCTTCAGTGGATCTCTTTCTTATATATTTTCGTTGTCTCTAATGACTGGTGTTATTAGAATAAGTCTGGAAAAACAAAACAACCCAAAAGCTAAAACTCTTAATGGACTACTCTCTCGGGTTCTGCCTATTGCAATGACGCAACTGGATGCTTTAATGCTGCGCGCTTATCATTTCATGCCTATCTTGTAATACTGCCTTTAACACGTGCCCGTGTTACTGTAAGAACAATATAGCGTAATTTCTGTCAATTTTGATTTATTTTGAGTTGTTAGGTGATGGTTCGGAGCCTCACACTGATACAAGAATTTTATCACGGGATAATTTTCTTCGTCTTCAAGCAATGTTTTATTAACGGTTTATAAAACATGACACTCATTGTAAATTTAAATTATGCCTTAATTACGTATGACTGGATCCTCTTTTGAGGAAGGATTTTCTTTTCTTACCCGTTTGCGTTTGTATGCGCTTTCTATTTAACTGGATACACGTTTGTCGCGAGAAGACACGACATCATTCGTTATTGGTAACTTTTTCGTAATGCAGTCTCAAAAGGATCAAAACTGCTCCGATCAAACCGCCCCAATCTCAAGTAAACGCATCTCAGCTGACTCTGTTGAAAAGATGAATCTTTTCATGGAATCTGTTGAAGAAGGCCTTACTTTTCTCAAGACTTATTTTAGGTCTTGGGAAGCTCTTGATGCCTTGTTAATGTCATTTTCTGACTATTTGCGGTCAGATTTTGAAAATGTACAAGACAAAACACGCATTGTTAATCTACTCAAAGCTTCTCAAAAAGTTATCGAGGAAATGGTTGCTCAGTACGAATCAACACCGGTTGTTGAGAGACGTAAGACTGAACTTTTCAATCTCCTCGATACCTATGACTCCAAAATAACCTTCTGTCATTTGGACAAACTAAATCTCAATCTTAACTGCTATGCAACACAACCTAAAATCTTTTTTCCTTGTGTTGGTAGTTATGAATCTCCAAGAACTGACCCTGAATCTTATGCTGAATTTCCTGACGCTGATTACTGGGGAGCAAGTTTTTCTAGCTCCCTTGAAAATTTTGAGGAAATGAAGGTAAGAATCAAGGCCCAGTTTAACTCTAATCTCCTTGATGCGCTTATTTTTGAAGATCAAGACTATGCTGAATTCTACATCCCAAGTTGGATGTATCCAAGTATTGAACCACTTCATGGTCGATATATCAGCAGCATTGATCAATTTTATGAGCTCATTGATGGATTGGTTTTCATTCCTGTTGACTATAGTCAAGTCACAAAGATCTTAGAGTCATTTCCAACTCCTCTTCTTGTATCTCACATGAAAATTCGCTCTTATGAGAAGAAACATCGTGGTTACATCCAACAAATCTCAGGTCTAGAGGCCTCACTCAACCGTATCGACATCAGCGATAGCAACACACACAGCGCTCGTGAACTGTTGATCCTCTCGACCATTAGACTTAAAGATGAAAATCTCGTGCTTTTAAGAGCAACTCAAGCTGAATATAAAAAGATCTTGGATGATACTGAATTGAAGAAGACCTATGTGAAACCTGCAATGGACTCGGAACAACAACAAGAAGCCTCCAATATGGAAGATCAAGCTGTGAATACAGCTCTTGGTCAAACTGCCTTGGATGCTCCTACAGTGGTGACTGATCAAGAACCGAATACTGATTATGTTGATGAAATCATAACTGATTCAACAATTCCTCATCAGTATCCGGATCTTACTGGTCGCTACATTCTTGTAGATACTGTGCCGATTAATCGCTTAGTTACACGTGGACAAGTTCTCAAACAATATCATCTTCCAGCATTTGCTGTTCTCAACAAATGGAATACTCCAAATATGCTTCCATTCCGGAATCATGAGTTCTTCACAGGCTCAATGAAAGTCAAATTTCAATGGAATATTCCAAAAACCAATCAATTTGCTGTTCAAATTGGAACTGTTTATCACTGGCTTCAACGTGATAGAAAAGAAGAATTAATTAACGTGCATTCAATTTCTCAACAACCTGGTGGTTCACTTATTGGACACATCAAGGATTCAACTGAAATCGACATTCCTTTTATGTCGTATGCGCCAACAATTCCAATTCGCTTAAACAATCACATGATGAATCTCTACTATGTCACTATCACTATTATTGCTATGACTCCATATCAAATTGCTGATGGTGCCGTTGAAAATGCATCATTGAATCTCTATTTTAAGTTTGGTGAAGATCTCAAGTTCTTTGGACAGCGTGAATCTGTTAATGAACCTCCAGAATTTGTTCCTTTTCCTGTTACAGTGCGTGATGCAGTTCCAGCCATGTTCAAAGTTAAAGCTGCTAAGGTAGCTAAATCTTTTGGACGTGATCTCATTGGGTCTGCTAATCGTATTGTTTCAAATACTCTCTCTTCTGCAACAAAACGAATTAATTCTAAAATTGAAAGTGGCATTTCTCAAGGCCTTTCTAGTCTAACTGGAAATCGTGATAAGCCAACAAATTTTGAAAACGAAGCTCTTCATCAGAGGGCTACTACTAACATCGCAAGTGGAAGTGGTGGTTATTCTGGTGATTCCCTTCGTCTCATTCAAACTGGCAATACACCACATCCTGATTTTCTTTTTGGAGTTGAAAAATATTCATCGATTGATCAAATTATGCACACTGAAGGTTTTATTAATTCGTTCGAAACATCTGTAAATACTGTTGCTGGTACTCAGTTGGCTAGATTTTTAATCCAACCAGCCATTGCTGCGCAAATGCAAGAAGGAGCTCTTTTTCCTTTTCGGGAATTTTATAATTGGACACCATTAGATCATATGTCTTCTTGGTTTATGAATTATCAAATGAAACTCCACTATCGCTTTGTCATTGTCGCTGATGGTTTCAAGACTTTCAGATTTAGAGTGGTTTATGTCCCTAATGCTAGGGATATAACTTATGAAGAATCTGATTCTTGTTACTTCATGACATTTGACGTTGGCCCTGATCTGAACACTCAAAATGGGTTCGATTTTGTCGTCCCATATATTCATAACCAACTCAATTACAATTCTCGCACCACTGATGGATCTGCTGTAATCTCTGGTTCAATCTCTGTTTTTCTTGAAACAACTGTGAATGCTCCTGCTGGGATGAGCCCAACTTTCGACACTCTTGTTTATAAACGTGCTGCTCTTGGTGAATCTATCCTTAGTGTTCCTAGGGATGGAACTTCTGTGCTCGCTTATAACGATTTGGATCTTCCCTTGCCGGAAATTCCTGATCCTTCTCCTCCACCCATTATTCCTCCGGAGGAATGGATCAATTTTCAAATGATAATCTCAATCTCTGGCCTAGTAGTAACTCCTACCTCCTGGGCTGCAACAGCAACAATCTCAACACCATTTAGTGTCCCTATTGCTGTTGTTGTTGGACGGGATATAATAGATGCTTTCACTCTTTCTGGAGATGTTCGTTTCAGAGACAATGAGGATACTCGTTTTATTGATGGAGTTTACTCCTTGGTGGGCACATGGAATCCTTCTATTCTTAGTGTCCGAGATCCTCGTTTCTTACAGTTTGACTCATTTGATGCAGCAGCTTTACGTGATAATGAAAGTCGCGTCTATGAACTTCAGTACACTGGAACAGTTCTCCCTATTCCCAGTTTTGCGGTGGAAGAAAGAGAACCAATCCGAGATGCTGTTCCTGCCATGGATGCGCGCGAAAGTCAAGACGTTTTCACAGATCTTACAACGCCAATTTCAACTATCAACGAAAGTATTCATGGTGAGAACCATATGGATCTGCTAACAAATTTGCGTCGTTTCACATATCATCATGAAGCGACTATTGAAGCAACATCAGCAAATGAAATAAAAAAGATCTGGACAGTTCCTGTCAGTTTTGGTGGAGCCATCAATCGTGGTACAATGAATGGTGTTCAACGAGCTGACAAGATGACTCATTTGCATGATGCAATGCGTTTCACTCGTGGTTCTGTTCGTTACATGATAGTTGTTGAAGGCTCAACTGAAGGCACAATTTTTGTTCGCCATGTTCCTCAAGTTCGTTCATTGCCAATCGATCGCATATCTCAACAAGCTACTGGTCCTTATGATCGTAGTGGTTTTGGTGAATCAATAATTTCTTTGAGGCAGAATAATGTACATCAAGTGGAATTTCCACTTTATTTGCCAAATGCTGCCGTTCTCAATGCATCTTATCTCTCATCTGAGTATCTTACTCAATTATCTCAAAGTCTTGGTGTTGTTGAATTTTATTGGCTTGGTCCAGTTTCAACGCTTAGATTCGTAATTTATAGGGCAGCTGGCGATGATATGCAAATGTATATGTTTAATGGCTTCCCTATCCGTCAATCTCGTGAACGTGCACCTGCTGTGAATTTTTATTCACCGCGCACGGTTCGTGATGCTCATCCTGCAATGTTTAAGGGTCCTATGACTCATGAACTCTCTGTGCAGGATCGGGCTCTTGTTCAACAAGCAATCTCACAATTCGAAAAAATGAATTCAAGTGTGTCGGATTTTACTAGTCACATGACCGATAATAAGCTCGCAGGGAGACTCTGGTCTACCCTGGGAATACAAATTGGTCATCTTATTGTCAACCCAACACTCACAACATTCATTTTAAGTGGATCTCAAATCTTAGTGAATCTCGGTCTTTTTAAGACTTCCGTCATCGATAGTCTTCACTCCGTCTTGACGAAGGCTTGGAATATTATTTCAGCTCCTTTTAGAACAACACCTGCTATGGATAATAACCCATTCGCAGAACTTTGTGGCATGATTACCACGGCAATCTGTTCTTTCTATCATGTGAAAGATTCCAGAAATGTCTCAAGTGGATTAATCGGTTCAATGTTCTCTTATGGTTCAACTATCCAACAACGAATTGTTGATTTCTTTGAAAAAATCATAGGTTTTATCAAATCAATAACTGAAAGGATCTGTGAGACTTATTTTCCAGACTCGCGCCTTCTTAAGTGGTTGCAGGAAGACATCTATCAATCATGGTTGAAACTGTCAACAATCGTGACTGATGCTACCTTACTTGACAGAATTGAAAATGACCCATTAGCGATAGAAATAATATATCTCCTGTCTTCATCAGGAGATGAATTATCTCTTCGCTTAAGCAAAAATCGACGTGGAAATCTTCAAATTGCACGACTTCTTCAAACTAACCTAACTCTTGTCAAAAAGCTTAGAGATAAGCTAGGTAAGAATGTTGGTGTTCCTGTCGTAAAATACCCACCTTTCGTCTACTACATTGCTGGCACAGCCAGTCAGATTGGTAAGTCGAGTATGTTAGATGACATATCTCGCACGATCGCTGATAGAACGTTTGGTAAGTTGGAAGGATTAAGACCCATTTTTGTGGTTCCTGAATCTGAAACTTATTGGGAAAATTACAAAGGACAAGAAGTTATTCATTTTGATGATTTCGGCAGATTGACACGAACGGATGTAGCTGAAACTGACAGTGCTAGGTTGGCTGCTCTCTTTGGAGGAGCTGACACAACAATTCCAAAAGCATTTGAGGATAAAGGACGCCTTAGTGTCTGTAAACTCATTGGGTGTGCATCTAACATCACATATCCAACTGTAAATGGAATTAGTAATAGCGTTGTTTGGAATCGGCGAAATGTTGTTTTGGAAGTGACTTCTGATTTCTCAATGTTCAAAGTTTGTGAGAACTGTAGGGACTTTGCTTTTTCTTGTGGCCGTTGTCGCAAAATAAATAGTGAAGTTGATTTGAACAAAAGGGAATGGTTAACTTTCAAAATTATGGATCCTAAGCGCATGGATGTCTTAAAAACAGGACTTAACTACGCTGAAGCGCTTGCTTATATTGTAACAGCTGCGAAAGACTACTACGAGGTAACAGACGTGGAGTATGCAAAGAAACTGAAGGATTTGGAAAATGAAACTGGAGGGCGAAAGTATCTGATTCCAGAAAAACCGCTCGAAAGATTCACTGAAAGAATTGCTTCAGTTGAAGTGCAAGAGTTTATCGCTCAATTTAGCAATAGCGAAGTTAAACAGAATGTTGCTCCTGCAATGTTCAGAGTGCCAAGCGTTTTTGGCATGGTTGCCCAAATGACATCAAAGATTTATGGCAACGAAAGTCTCTCAGTTCCTATTGACGAACCAATCGAAGATTTGGAATGGAATGATATGGATTTCGAAGCAACTGAAGAAATTCCATGTTTGCACAACCAAGTCGATGTGAACTCAGAAGTGGTCTTCTTTCCTGGAAGATACGCTATTCGCCATCCAACAACTGATGATGGCACGGGCTTAACACCAAAGTCCTCAAACTGGATCGCTACAAACAAGGCATGCTCTGATTTCTGCACCTGGAATTTGAGAGAAGCAATGTTCTTTGAAGGTTGGGTTAAACGATACTTCAAGGAGAATAATACTACTGTTTATCCCGAAGATTTTCCCGAAAGGTTAAAGATTGGGTATGCAGAAACTCTCAAAATCATGGTAGATCAAGTTAAAGATCAACTTGAGCAAGAATCATGGGCTAAAACGTGTAAATGGCTTACAGGAATAGCCGTTGGTGCAATGGCAGCATTCGCGGTTTATAAGCTATACAAGACGTTTCAAGAAGAACCAGCAAATGGTGATAAAGGTTGGCATGCGACTCCCATAGCTAACCCGATTATAATCCCGACAAGTCCACCGTCGGTAGGAGAAAGAATTAAAAACTTTTTCTCTAAAGGAGGAGTCCCAAAAGAAATCCCTATTGTGGCAGCACATCCAGCTCTTCAGTCAAGTGGAGATGTACGAACTAAGTTCAGAGGCGTATTAGGAAGACGCGTTAAGGTTATTACCAGAGGCGTCATATCCAAACCGGCAATGGACACGGAACTTCAGGCAATGTTGCGAACATACGCAATGTCAATTATTGAAATTGGCATAACGGACAGTGAGGTGATGCGATGCGTTTGTATTGCGGATGTGTGTTTTATTACACAATTACATTCGTATCTTACGATAAGCAATAGAGTTGCATTCAGAATCAACACTTTGCAACTTGCCAAAAAACACTGTGACACATGCGATGTTACAACATGGTATCAGACACACACGAAAACATGTGTGAAGAAATGCTATGATGAAGTTCCTTTGATAGTACGAAGAAGACTAAAGAATGGACAAAGTGAATCTGTGCGAATAACGTTTGATCAGTTCTTGGAGCAGAATATGCAGTCTACTCTGGTTGATGAACAAGGCAGTGACATGACGTGCTTCACACTAAGGATAAAGAACTTCAAAGTGGCTAATATCGAAAAGTATCTGCCCGATATAGAGTATAACGTCAGTGAAGAAAACTTAAGAATCAATGAACCTGGTCGGATTTTAGAACCACCAAAAGAAACTGATTTTAAAGCGAAGGACGCTAGAGCCTGTGTCGAAAAGATGGTCTACCGTAAGGAAGATATTCGAGAATGGAGTCGCAATGAGGAAGAAACATTCTTATTGGACGGTTATAGCTGCGAACAGATTGACCAAAGTCGATTTTCAAGAGCATGTGGAAGTATCATTTATGATGAATCCCGCCTTAAGATCATCGGAATCCTTTCCGGTAGTGCTCCAGCACGAATCTACTTTAATGCTATAAGCGCTGAGGACGCTCAAAACTGCTCATGGTTCTTACAGGTACGTGAAATAACATTTGGTAAAAATAAGGAACCTCTCCTTTTAACACCGAGAGCTTCTAAGTATGAACCAATTGAAAACATTGACACTTTCAAACTAACATCTGAAGTAAGACCCGCCATGAACATTTATCACTCAACTAAGACAACGATCCGCAAAAGTGAATGTCATGAAGTTTTTGGACCAGTTAAACGTGCACCATGCAACATAAGCCAAGACGGAGATCGGGGGCAAAAAGCTCTCATCAATGGATTAAAAAATTATGTTCCACATGATTCATTTCCTGAACAAGACATTAGGGAAGCTATCATGGATGTACGAATGATGTTCGAAGACAACAATGACCCAATTATACCAGTTGTGTCACAAAGGACAACACAAGAAGCGGTAACTGGGATTGAAGGTCATATTCCAAGAATTACTATGTCAACATCGCCAGGTATGCCCTGGTGTTGCTACAATGGAATGAAGAGGAAGAAAGACCTTCTCATAATGGATGAAAATCACAAACTTGCTGAAATGCATGCTGATTTGAAAGATTTGATAGACTACAACGAAAATCAAATGCGTCAGGGAATTGTTCCACTGACAATAAATCAGATAAGCCATAAGGACGAAAGACTTGAATTGCACAAACTTGATAACGTAAGACTTATTCAAGGGTCCCCATTAGACCTAACAATTTCAAGCCGAAAGTATATGATGGACTTTAACTATGCATTTCAACTGAACCGAAACAAATTGGAACATCAAGTAGGAATCAACCCTGCGTCGACCGAATGGGACACAATGGCTAGATCTCTGCTTGATTTCTCTCCTTACATTATTGTTGGCGATTATTCTAAATTTGGACCAAGGCTTTTGACAAGATTTGTCGAAGGCGCGTATGAAATCATCAACGCTTGGTACACGATTCATGGACAAGGGCAAGATAATCATGTTCGAACCATTCTTGGTAAACGAGTGATCAATGGCTATAACATAGCTTACGATCACATATTCAAGTTACAGTGTGGAAGCCCTTCTGGTGCATTTAATACTGTTATAATCAACTCATTGTGCAACATGATGTACATGAGGTGTGCTTGGATAGGAATCATGAAAGAGAAGAATATGAGACTCGCGTCTGCGTCAAGTTTCAAGAAATATGTCAACATGTATGTTTATGGAGATGACATTATTGCTTCGGTGAAAGAGGAAGTGATTGGAATCTTTAACAACCAAACAATCTCAGATTATTTGGCTCAATTCAGGGTCAAATACACAGATATCACTAAAGGAGAGTCTATGAGAAAGTATTGCACGATCGAAGAGGCTACATTTTTGAAGTGTGGCTTTAGACACTTCACTGAAACATCCGTGAAATCTGGCTTTTGGATTTGTGTTCCCAACATGGAAGACGTGTTGGACACAACGAATTGGGTCAGAATTCCGAAGGGTGTGCGAAAAGAAGCGAACATTGAGGATATTCTCCTCAAGGGCGCGCGCGACAATTGTGTTGACGCGCTCCGTAAAAGCTGGTTCCACGGAAGAAATACGTTTGAAGAGTTCCAGAACAAAATTCGTGTATTTTGGCGCAACCATCCCTCGTACAGACCATCTTATTTCAGTTTCGAAGGGCTACAACGTGAATATGGATATCCAACTTTGGACATGAAGATTGACGAAATAGCATTGATGGAAGATGAAATGAAGCGTATGGGGAAGAAAATGCCTTGGAAGGGGTTTTATCTTGACGGATTTGGTGTCGAAGATGCAGTACAGGATCAGGATTTTCTGTGCTAGTGGAGAGAACCACTATAAAAAATCACCCTAGGTTTGAAGGACGGAAACGTAAACCTTCACTTAGCGGTGAAGAAACGGGGTTAACGAAGTTATCATCCGAAGAAAGCCACTCTTATGAGCAGAGCTTCACGGTGTACCCTGATGATAACATTATGCGAAATAATCAATTATTAGAAATAGCAATAGAATATAGCGTAGAAACTTTTTGGACTTGCACTGCCTCCAACAGTGTCGGAAAGAAATTTGTTTTATACTAGAA